ATGAAACATCCTTGTTTTGTCCCGCCGCGTACCGGCAATGGTGGTGAAGTTCCGTTTGAGAACGTTGAAGAAGCGTGGCTGTGGGGGGTAAAAGGGGTGAAGTCCCGCATAGAAGGTGTGCGGATGCTTCCAGGCATGAGTCGGGTGGAGCGACCTTGTGAGGCGGTGGATGTGGTCAATTGTGTTGCCAAATTGCGACGTTCACGCCGGCTTTCTCAGCAGCAAATTGCTATTTTGTTCCTGTATGGACAACATGATGTTCCACCAAGAGTGTTGGGTGGTAATCACGCCCAAGCGGCAATTGTTTGGGATGAGGCGTTGAATGTTCTGAAGTCGGAATTGCAACAAAAAGGCATTGTGGCTCAGCAATTGCCGCAGGAGCTAGCCGATGCGTAGGGCCTTGGTGGTTTTCAGTGGGCGGGCAGACCTGCCGTGGCAGCGATTGCTGCGGCCAGGTTTTCGCCACTGCAGCCTGATAGTGGCGGACGGCGCCAACTGGTTGTTGATCGAGCCGCTGGCGAGCTGCCTGCAGGTTCGTTCTATCGGAAGTGTAGATGCAGACTTGGGTTCGCGCCTTCGGAACGCTGGCTTTAGCGTACTAGAGACGAACACGTTGCCGCCGGGCGACCGTCCGGCGCCGCTCGGGTTTTGGACTTGCGTGGAGACGGTGAAGCGTGGGCTGGGCATCCGCTCGATTCTGGTTCAGACGGCGTGGCAGCTGTTTCGATATATAGAACAGAAAGCGAAAATAACTCTTGACGTTGGGATAAATTAGGAATATAAACAAAATCAAGACATCAGAGCTGTGTCTGGAGCCCAACGGCCCGGCCAGCAGAAAGGAGACCCTATGGCCGCTGTTGTAAGCCCGTTATTCGTTGATGAGCCGTCGCCTCCCAAAGGCAACACCTCCCCGCTGCCGGTGTTGGCTGTCGCGGACGTGTCAGCTGAGGAGGCATCGGGGCCGGTCGCGGAAGCGGCTGCCCGAAGGACCGCGTTGGCTCGGTTGCGCCGCGGCCGCATTGGCACGATTGCCACCAGCGCCCGCGGAATTTTGCAACCAGGCCAAGCGGCCGTGACGCGTCGTTCTCTGTTGGGAGGTTGAGCCATGGATGTTGCACCAAAGCTACGAGCGGATTTCCGCCGGGCGTTTCAATCCCGCCAACAATGGGAGGCGCATTGGCGCGAGTGCTATCGCTATGCCCTGCCGCAACGAGAAACGACTGCGGATGCAGGAAGCGGTGGTGGCAGCCGGGTGGATCGATTGTTCGATGCGACCGCCGCCGATGCGGTGGACCAGTTGGCCGCCAGCCTGCTGTCGGAACTGACGCCGCCATGGGCGCGTTGGTTGGAGCTTTGCCCTGGCACGGATGTGGCTGCTGAAGAGCGTGGGGATATCGCCCCGGCGCTCGATCGGGCCAGCGCGGTGCTGCAATCGCATTTTGACCGCTCGAACTTCGCAGTGGAGGTGCATCAGTGCTTTCTGGACCTGGTGACGGCAGGCACAGCTTGTCTGTTGTTTGAGGAAGCGCCGTTGGGGGAAGCGAGCGCGTTCCGCTTTACCGCCGTGCCGATCCATGACGTGGTGTTGGAAGAAGGGCCAACCGGCCGGCTCGACCGAACCTGGCGTCGGCTGCGGCTTACACCAGAGCAATTCGCCCGGCGGTATAGTGTTGAGCCGCCGGATGCTGGGGGCAGCGAGAACCCGCCGCCGATCGGCGTCCTGGAATCCGTGCAGCCCGGCGCGAATGGATACCGCTATGTGGCGATCCGTGAGCAACCGGATGGTGATGATGGCCTGCTGGCCGAAGGCGAGTTTGCCTCCAGCCCCTTCATCAATTTCCGCTGGGTCAAGGCGCCTGGGGAGGGCTATGGCCGCTCACCAGTGATGAAGGCGCTGCCGGACATCAAGACCGCCAATAAAGTGGTCGAATTGGTGCTGAAGAACGCCTCGATTGCGGTCACCGGCATCTGGCAGGCCGATGATGACGGCGTGCTCAACCCCGCGGCGGTGAAACTGGTGCCGGGGGCGATTATTCCAAAGGCAGTCGGCTCTGCCGGTCTGGCGCCCTTGGATGCGCCCGGACGGTTTGACGTATCGGAATTGGTGTTGAGCGACCTGCGGGCTCGCATCAAGCATGCCTTGTTGGTTGACCGCCTAGGCGTTGTGCAGGGCCCAAGGATGACGGCAACGGAGGTGCTGGAACGCGCGGCGGAGATGGGGCGCATCTTGGGAGCGACTTATGGTCGACTGCAGGCGGAGTTGCTGGGGCCGTTGGTTGCCCGTGCATTGTCGATCCTGCGGCGGCGGGGCGAGATTGGTGACCTGGCCGTTGATGGCCGGGTGATTGACCTGCGCTATCGCTCGCCTTTGGCAGAGGCGCAACGTCGGGCGGATGCACAATCGGCATTGCAGTGGATCCAGACGGTTGCCGCTCTGGGTCCTGAAGCGATGGATGCGGTTGATCTGCCGGCGTTCACCCGTTGGTTCGGTGAGCAAATGGCTGTGCCCAGCGCGTTGATCAAACCGGCAGTGGATATAGGTGCTGGGACTGGTGTCGATGTGTTGACCCAGGTGGCATCGGTATTGGGGCCGGCTATCGAGGAGGCTTTGGTCGATGGCGGATGAACTATCGGACGGCTGGGCTTGGTTCGATGCCGGACCAACTGCCAGCAACGCGACCGAACTTCACAATGCGTTCGTTCGAACCTTTGCCAGCGATGCTGGCCGGCAGGTACTGACCGCCTTGCGGCGCATGACTATTGAACGACGACTGCCGCCAGATGCGCCAGAGGCGCTGCTGCGGTTTGTCGAAGGCCAGCGGGCGTTGGTGGCGCATATGGAGCGCCTCTCTGCGCCAGATCCATCTTAGGGAGAGAATTTTATGGAACAAATAGTGAATATAGACAGTGGCGAGACGACCTCGCCTGCCCGTCCAGAGGATGTGCCTGAGAAGTTTTGGGATGCCGATGCGGGCAATGTGCGCGTCGACGCGATGGCCAAGTCCTACCGAGAGCTAGAAAAGCATATGAGTGGTATGGTGCGGTTGCCGGATGATGATGCGCCGCCAGAAGAACGGGAGCGGTTCTTGCGTAGGCTGGGCGTACCTGAATCGCCCGATGCCTGCGAATTTGGCGATGACGGGGCTGAGACCGCGTTCTCTCCAGATCCGGACGTTAACCAGCGCCTGCATGCCGCCGGGTTCTCCAACGATCAGGCCAAGCTGGTTTACAATCTGGCCCAGGAATACGTCGCGCCGTTGGTGCAACAGGCCGCTGTCGAGTTTGAAGCGGAACGGCAGACAGAGCGTCTGGCCAAGCAGTTCGGTGGTGCCGACAAGTGGGAGCAGATGAGCCGCCAGATGTTGGATTGGGGCAAGGCCAACCTGCCCGAGCCGGCCTTGCAGGCACTATCGACGACCTATGAAGGCTGCATGGCGCTGCATGGGATGATGCAGAACAGCGAGCCAGCGCTGGCGCGTGGGCATAGTGCGAGCGATGACGCTTCTATGGATCAGTTGAAGTCGATGATGCGTGACCCACGCTATTGGCGGGATCGCGACCCGGCTTTCATTCGACAAGTGACCGAAGGGTTTGAGCGCGCTTATCAGCGCGACGTCTAAACCATTCGGCCCGAAGATCGCGCCCGTCCGTGATGGCCCTCTATGAGAGGCCCGTGGATCAGTGCGCGGTGGTCGGTCCGCCGGTGAACTGATGAGGCGACGCGCTGGGTTTCTCTTCACCAGCGCCGGCGCCCCAGCCCGGCGGGCCGATGCTCAGCTGCGGCCGCTCTCCTCGCAGGGAGCAGCGACAACTGCATCGCTGAGCATTTCTCCAACCCGATCACCCTTATGTTGAGGATTGACAGCCTATGTCTGTAACAATTGACCAATCATTCATCCGCCAATTTGAGGCGGAGGTGCACGAGGCCTATCAGCGGATGGGTTCGAAACTGCGCCAGACGGTCCGCTCAAAAGGTGACGTGAAGGGCAGCTCCACTACCTTCCAAAAGGTGGGCCAGGGTGCTGCCTCGACCAAATCACGCCATGGTTTGGTGCCGGTGATGTCCATCGATCACACCGCGGTGGAGTGTGTTTTGACGGACTTCTATGCCGGCGACTGGATCGACAAACTGGATGAGATGAAGATCAACATCGACGAGCGGCAGGTCATCGCCAATGCCGGTGCCTAAGCCCTGGGTCGCAAAACCGATGAGTTGATCATCACCGCGTTGGATGCATCTACAAACTTTGCCGGCGCCAATACCGACGGCCTGACAAAGGCCAAAGTGCTGACCGCATTCGAGATGATGGGCGGTGCCGACGTGCCGGACGATGGCCAGCGGTTCGCTGTCATCGGATGGAAGCAGTGGGCGGAGTTGCTGGACATTCCTGAGTTCGCCAACGCCGAATACGTCGGGCCGGACGCCTTGCCATGGCGTGATACGCAGGCCAAACGCTGGCTGGGCACGACCTGGATTCCACATTCTGGCCTATCGGTATCTGGCTCAGTGCGGCTGTGCCACTGGTATCACCGTACGGCGATTGGCCATGGCTCTGGTGCGGACGTGCAGACCGACATCACCTGGCACGGCGATCATGCTGCCTGGTTCGTCGCCAACATGATGAGCCAGGGGGCAGTGATGGTGGAGCCTGCTGGCGTTGTCACTTTGCAATGCCTTGAAGCCTAGGCCTAACCAGTAACCAAGAAGGAGGATTGATATGGCTTTCGATTCCGATGGCTTGGGTGTGCTGGCTTACTGCAACGGTTTTACGCTGTGGCACTATCATGGCGCTGATAGCTCCTTCTCGACGATCAAGACCAACGGGTTTTTTAACCCGGCGGCGGATCTGATGCGGCTGGGAGATCTGATTGTTGTTCAGGCAAAGAACGATATCAGCGGCATGCGCCGGGTCTCGTTGCAGAATGGTGCGCAGGTGAACACAGCCGCGATGGCTTAGGGGATCACTCACCTAAAATTCTGCCCTGATTGCCCCGTCGTCCTTTTGGATGGCGGGGCTTTTTTACGCCAACTTTTCCACCCAAACATTTCAATGCCACAAAGGAGACCATCCATGGCTGTAAGCGCCATCGCGCTATTCTCGCGCGCGCTGCTGAAATTGGGAGCGCGCCCGATTGCCAGCTTTGATGAAGGCACTGCCGAAGCAGAGGTGGCGGCCAATCTCTATCCCTCTGTGCGTGATGCGTTGCTATCGGCGCATGCCTGGTCGTTTGCGACGGCGCAGCTGCGCTTGCCGCGCTTGGAGGCACCGCCAGTGGCCGATTTCGGCGAGGCGTATCAGTTACCTGCCGATTTTCTGCGGGCGATCTCTGCCGGTACGGCGTCGCGCGGGCGTGGCTTGCGGTATCGCATCATCGACCAGCGCCTGCACACCTCCAGCAACGAGGTGTTTCTGACCTACGTCTTCCGACCGGCGGAGACGGATTTCCCGCCGTTCTTCGACCAACTCCTGATGGCCCGCATGGCCGCGGAGTTCTGCATTCCCATCACCGAGAGCACGTCGCGGGCGGAGATGCTGTACCGCGTCGCCGAGGCGGAATTCCGTCGGGCGCGCCTGATTGATGCACAGCAGGATACGCCGACGGCCCTGGAGGACTTTCCGCTGGTTGAGGTGCGTGGCCAATGACCCGCGTCAACCTGCTGAAGACCAATTTCACGGCGGGAGAGATCTCGCCGTTGCTGTTTGGCCGAGGCGATCTGCGGGCCTATGACAACGGCGCAGCTGCGCAACGTCTTCATTCACCCGACGGGCGGTGTCTATCGCCGCCCTGGCCTGCGCTATGTGGCGACGGCGCGGGGGAGCGGGCGGCTGGTCAGCTTCGAATTTAATACCGAGCAGACCTATCTCTTGGCGTTCAGTGAACAAATGCTGGACGTGTATCAGGATGGCGACCTGATCGCATCGGTGGCGACGCCGTGGACCGAACTGCAACTGGCGCAAATCGCCTGGACGCAGAGCGCTGACACGCTGCTGGTAACGCATCCGGATACAGAACCCCGTCGGATCACACGCACTGGACCGGTGACGTGGACAGTCGATATCTGGCCGTTTTCCGTTAGTGGAGATCTGAAACGCCATCCGTATTACAAATTTGCGGGCCCCGATGTGACGGTCACGCCGGGCGCGGTGACTGGCGTTACCATGCTGACGGCGTCGGCCAACCTGTTTGATTTAGCTCATGCCGGGCAGAACTGGCGGATTGCTGGCAAGCAGGTTCGGGTGGACTCTGTTACTTCGGGCACGCTGGCCAATGTGACGGTGCTGGAGGATCTGCCGAGTACGGATCCAACGCCTGACTTCGAGGAGCCAGCGTTCTCTCTGTTGCGCGGGTGGCCCGTGACCGTGGCGTTCCATCAGGACCGGCTGGTCATCGGCGGTTCGCGTGATTTGCCGAACCGGTTGTGGCTGTCCAAAGCTGGCGACTTGTTCAACTTCGACTTGGGCGAAGGCCTGGACGATGAGAGCATCGAATTTCCC